CAACAATGTTATTAAATATTTGTGTGTTTGACACACCTGCTGCAATCAAAGAATTAGCTATTTCCATTTTTCCTTCTGGTGTATTAAAAGCACCAGGAGCATTCGTTTGATTAAATTGTTGCAAAATATCTGCTGCTTTTTGATTTGGCTCTTTTTCTTTTGTTACTAATGGAAAAACTAAACTACTATTATCAACATAACGCCAAACACCGTTTTGTAATTTAGAGTCTCTTTTTGGTTTAGAGCCAACAATAACTGGTTCTTTTGTGTCTAAATAATATGTAATGCCATCTTGTACAAAAGTTTCTCTATCTTCTTCTGAACCTTCTAATACAGGTTTCATAGTAGCTAAATTATATACAACACCGCCTTGTTCAAAAGTTTTGATATTTGGAACTGATCCTGCAATTAAAGGCTCTTTAGTTACAAGGTCATAAACAACACCATTTTGTGTAAATGTTTTTTGCTCTCCAAACTGGTCTATTGTTTCTTTAATCATTTGATTAATTGCTGTCTGATTATTACTGTTTACAGCATTTATAAATTGAGGATTGTTTTGTAATATAGATAAAGCTAATGCTTCTCCTGTGGAATAAGTTTTATCAGTAAGTTTGTTTGTTTCTCCAGGTACTAAATCACCTGCTTTGTAATCAACACCATTGAATGTACCGCTAGTTAAATATCTTGTGCCATCATTAGCTTTGTATGTTTCTGGTTTTTTATTTTGTTCTGGCAATTCCTTCATCAAATTTAATATGCTATTTGCATGTTCTGTATAACCATTTATATACAACTCATTAATTGCTTTTTGATAATCAGCACGAGTTTGCATATTTGGATATTTTGATAATATGCTTTGTAGTTTTGCATCTCTTGCCTGTGCTTTTTTTGCTTCTGCAACTACAGGCTCTTCAATGCCAAGCATACTCCTTGTGCCTTGCCTCATGCGTTCAGCACCTTTTGCAGCTAAGAATACTCCGCCTCTGCCTCGTGTTCTATTTGCAGCTTCTTCAGCAACTCTTAATCTTTCATTGGCTAATAAGCCTTCGTATTCTTCTGCCATTGTTTCTCCTAAAAAAGTTTGCTTAACATTCCGCCAATTGGATTTACAGCCATACCAAGTAAATCAGCAAGACCACTTCCTTTTTCTGCTCTAGCATCACCTGCATCTTGATAAGCAGTATTTAAATATTCTGGTGGCGGTACATTAACACCTAAAGAAACTGCATCTGCTATGCCTTGACTGTTAACACGATCACTACCATAAATAGAATTTATTAAAGCATTGTAATTAGCAACTTTTGCGTTTTCCATGTCTTGGCCTTGTGCTATGTAACCTGCTCTTTCGGCTGTATTAGCAAAATTTTGATTTTGTACTGTTGCTCCATATAGATTGTTTCCAACATTAGAAACATCTATGCCTCTAGCATTCATCATTTCTAATACTTGTGCTTTTTCTCTATCTTGTGCTAAATTTCTAGCACCTGAAGCTTGGTTGTACATATAGTCAGCATATTCATAAGGATTCATTTGACCTATTAGATTACCCATATTGTTTACACCAGCATATAATCCAGATAACATCCCTTCTCGTCTACCACTTAATTTTTGTTTAACTGTTTGTGTTTCAGGATCAAAATAAGTTTCAACATCTCCGCCAGTAACATTACCTGCTTGTGCAGCAGCCAAAGTATCTCGCCAATCACCTTTAATTTGATTAACACGATCATCTTGTATTTTTTGACCAAACATACTTTCGCCTAACCCAATACCAGTTTTTATTACATCTTCCATGTTAATAGTAGGTGTAGCTTGAGCCTCGAATGGGTTTTTTTGCTTATAAAAATTATTTTTACCCATTGATCCAAATGCTTCTGTTTCAAATCCCATCTTAATCTCCTATGCTGTGCGTTTCCACATATATACAGTTATATATGGTTGTAAGTTATTGTGTGCTGCTCCACCACCAGTTGAGCCTGTATTGGTTGTTGCTGCTCCACGAAGTCCATTAATATCGTGAATACTCATAGCCTCATTCGTAGTTGATTTACCATAAGTGTGAGTGTGAGCAGGCATTTCAGAAATAGTTAATGTATGTGTTTTAGCACCACCTGTTTCTTCTACTGTATTAAAGTCACTATCACTACCATCAACACCAACAAGCACTTTACCAGCACCAAATGCTGTCCAAGTCGTGCCACCTACTGCTGCAACTACCGCTGCTGAATTTGCATAAGCAGTTGTTGTTGTAAATATTGCACCTACTGGATAAGCAGGATTAGCCGCTATAGCTGCTGTTACAAATTCTGTAGTTGCTACTTGTGTTGTATTAGTTCCTGGATTTGCTGTTACAGCACTGAATGATTCAGCAGCATCTCCGTTAATATCTGCTTTAGTGTTAACTGCTGTTCTTACTGCTACAAATTCTGTATTAAAATCTGCTCCAGATATTACTTTAGCAGCACTTGAATCAGCTAAAGAGTCTTTGCCTGCCCAATCTACTGAAATTATATAATCACTCATCGTATTTTTCCTTGTTTATGTAAAAGCGTTAAGTCTTGAAGTGAAGCATCAAAACCATTAGAAGTTATATTTATTTCTATCTTAAGGTTTTTAGCTGAACCTGTTAATGGAGTTTTGTATTCTTGTAGTCCATATACAGGTTTGTAAGTTACACCTGATTTGCCATACAAAGATGTACTAGCACCCCATAAAGCAGTTGTTCCCGTTGTAACTGGATTTAATGTTATTGATGTTGTACTAGAAGATGTAGGACTATAATCTTTATACCACTTTAATCCTAAAGTTGCTCCAGAACCGCCCTCTAAAACCATAAATAATCTTTTAAGTAAAGATGCTGCAACTGACTGACCTAAATTGATCCAAGTAGTTGCTATACTGCTCGTATATGCTGCATCAGTAACTGTTGTGCCATTTGATGCTAAATCGCTATCAAAATATCCTTCATAACCTGCAAGACCTCCATCTTTTTGTCCTACTAACAAACCATACAACTCTGTATACGCTAAACTGGCTGGCTCTCTATTATTGTCAAAAGTCCATGTTGTTATGCGTGGTGCTTGATTAGGTGTAAAGTGTTTAAAGTCAAAAACATAAGTAATATTGCTATCAACAAAAGAAAGAATGTATATTCCTTCATTCTCAACATAGACTGCTTTTACATTTGTGCTTTGTCCTACATTTCTAATAAGCGTATCTTTAATATTAAGAGACAAATCTTGCATTGGTAGTTTGTCTTTTTCTGTAGTACGACCAAGACTTCTTAACCCTGTGCTTGATAAAAATACAAGATCATCACCAATAGCTTGGACACTATCTCTTGACACGCAGCCTACACCTTTGATAACTTCGTTAAGTGCCATATCATCAATAATGCTTGGACTGTCATATATAGCAATATTGTTTGTACCAAAAACAACTAACTTACCCATAAACGGTGCTATAGCTATTATGTCATCTACACCCCAAACAGTTTTTAAATCTATAAAGCCACCATTAGAAGCACCGTTTTCTGCTGTTGTTCTAAAATCATCAGCATCAAGTAAAGTAGAGTAGTAAAGTACATCTTTACCTGAAGCTACACCGCCAACCCACATTCGACCATAGAACCCCATGCCACAACTAGGTTTAAATTCACCAGACGAAATACCAGTAGGTCTATGTGCATTGTCAAATGCTGCCCATTTAGAGCCTGAACCTTGAGAGCCATCATATCTTTGAGGCACTATGCCTTCATGAATGCAAGTTAGTCTACGATTAAATTCAATAAACTGCCAATTACCTGTTGAATTAGCAACTGTATGTTTAACATCAGCACCGCTAGTAGGGAACGCAGCATCAGTATCAGTAAAATCAACTGTGTAAATTGAAGTGCCATAACTAGCAAATACTTTGTTTGTGTTATTGTCGTTATGTTCAACTAAGGATGCTATAGCTGTGTCACTAGGAGCAACCTTTTGTTTTAACCCTTTTCTAAAAGCGATACGACCAGACTCTCTTATCACTACATTTTCTGCTTTAGTTAAAAACGATGTATCTAAAGAAGCAGGGTTGTCCTGTGTGTTAAGACCATTTAGTCCTATGTCAGTTAGAGGTTGGTAGGATATTTGTTTAGCCATTATTAATAATTAGTAGGTACAAACCAGTCTGTTTCATATTGTGTATTACCGCTATCAAGCATAATTGCTTGTTTGAGTGCTTGACTTGTTTCTTCAGCAGCTATAGATGATTGTGTACCGCCATCTTCACCTCTTTCTGCTATGGCTCTTGCCCATGCTCCAAGTACAACTGGTTTTGCTGGAACTTTGATTGTTGTTGCTGCTAAAGTCAGTTCATCTTGTGCTTTGATTATGTCAAAAGAAATAGTCTCAGCATTAATAGGAACAGGTGATAAATCTACTTTCAAATTATTGCTACTATCAGCACCGTTAAAACCGTAATAATGAGGTTCACCAGTAGGGTCTGTGGGGTACTTTACGGTGTTAATGTACACTTTGCTTACCTGATTCAAATGCATCCCTGTATCGTTGTTTACGGAGTCTATAATCTTGATCTCTTGACCAGAACTTAAA